GATGCACCCCCTGCACCTGATGGATTCAGGTATAGATGGATAAGAGCAGAGAGCGTCGGCTTTCAAGACACTAAAAATATAACTGGACGAATTAGAGAAGGTTATGAATTAGTTAGAGCTGAAGAAGTTGAAAACGCATCTGATTATCCAGTCCTCGATGAGGGCAAATACAAGGGAGTGATTGGGGTTGGTGGCCTTCTTCTTGCGAAGGTACCTGAAGAGATTGCGAAGCAACGTCAAGACTATATGACCTCGCGTCATGCAGAAAAAAACGAAGCCGTAAACAACGATCTAATGAAGGAGCAGGATAGTAGGATGCCAATCAATGTTGATAGGCAATCTCGTGTAACCTTCGGTGGTACGAAAAAGTAATTTTAAATATCATCGGATTAAAACTAACATTGGAATAGGAGAAAACTATGGCAAATAGAAACGGACAAGGTTTTGGACTTATCCCAGCTGGAAGATTAGGTGGTGGACCATCTATCCAAGGTCAAGGGAAATACAAAATCGATGCTGGCCACAGCACAACTATATACAATGGTGAATGTGTTAAAATCTCTAGCGGTTATGTAGTAGGCGGAAATGGTTCTGCTGCAAATATCGTAGGTGTTTTGAACGGAATATTCTTTAATGCGGCTGACACTTTGAAGCCGACATTTTCGAACTTCTACAAAGCAACTATTACACCCGCTAACAGTGAAGACACAACTGCCTTTGTAATAGACGACCCTTTCCAGCAATACGTGGTTGCAGCGGATGCGGCAACTGGAGTAACAACATTTCTAGAAACGTATGACATGAACACATCAGCTGGTAGCGATACTACTGGTAAGTCTTCGTCTACACTAGATATAGCGACTACTTCAGCGGACGGTAAACAATTTAGAATGATAAGATCAGCGGAGGATCCTGAAAATGAGGATGCTACTGCGGTCAGACATTCTGTAATCGTTGTATCGAACCTAAATTCGTTCAACGGCCACAATTAATAGGAGCAATTAGACTATGGCAATATCACGATCACAGCTAGTCAAAGAACTAGAACCAGGCCTGAATGCACTATTTGGGCTGGAATATAAAAGGTATGAAAATCAGCATGCTGAAATTTATACTAACGAAAACAGTGACAGAGCTTTTGAAGAAGAAGTTA